GGTTTTCTGATTGTCTTTTTGAATTGGGATTAAATGCAGATGACATAATAGGATTAGAAACCATATTCTTAACACCTTTGGATGCCATGATTTTATCAGCCATGTCCAATGCTTTTTGTGTTAATTCGTATATTGTTTCAGTCGGTTCTTGTTCAATTTGTTTCTTAACTTCCTTAGGCGAAACATTTTCACCATCCAACTTATAAAAATCTTTTAGTAAATTTGAAACTTTTTTAGGAGAACGAACATTACCACCACCCATACTAGCTTCATGCATCCTAAGCTTAGTATCGAATTCTCTTTTTTTTTGTTCGGCTTCTTCTATTTCTTTGTTTGTAATCGCCATCTATCGTTTCATTGATTGTTGTTGTTGTTTTATTCTTTCATTTTCTTCTTCAATGTACTGTACCAACATAGCAACGTACACATCCCTTTCCCAAGGAATCATATTTTCAAGTTCCGCTAGACTATACTTATGGTGCTGCATCAAGGAAAAGTTAGTCCTGTAATAATTCTTTAAATTGTCATGACAAAATATTAGACGAAAAAACTTTCAAGTCCTTCAACATCAATGCTGTGGTCATATCCACATTTACTACATTTAATTTCAATCTTTTTATTCAATTTTGGTAAATGCTCAAAAAACTCTTCAATTTTTTCAAACTGAGCTGCATTTAATGATTCTATAAATTGATGAAGTTCTTCTGGACTGCTTTCACTTGCATAGTAGTATTGTTCACCATCATAGATGTATTCAATACTATCAACAACTAATTGAAAAGCAACCTCAACAGCACTTTCTTTCTTCAGAATTTTTTCAATTGAAGAAAACTCAGGATATTTCAAACCAATAGTAAGTTTATCTGTAATTTGAATCTTGTTTGAATAGTTTGGATCCAAAGTAACATTGACATCCAAAAGATTCAATGTGGTTTTCATTTTATTACCACATTCTACTCCGTCAACCATATTATTACAAACATAAGTGTTTTCTACCAATTCACCTACTGACCTTGCACGGAGTTGAATAAAATAGTATTCAACATCAACGATGGGTAACTTTTCAATATCAACACCTTCAGTTAAGGTGCAATTATGGAGAACTTGTTTAATGTTTCTCTCAATAGTATCTTTATCGTCTGCTTCCATGGCCATCATTAAATTCTTTTGTTCTTTGACCAAAAATGGTCTAAAACGAATTTGTTTCTTAGACAATGGTAATTCTAGTTCATATACTGGTGCATCAATTTTTGGCAAAGCCATTTTAAATCTCCTTATCAAATCACATTAAAACGGGGTATTAGGTGACCCCAAAGAACTTGCAAGACCAGAAAGTCCTTGCGTTTCAAGATTACTAACAATATTACTGACCATAGGTGCAGTCCAGTTAGTATAGGCTAAAGTCACCGCTAATTTATGGTGACCATCAGCAGACCAATCCAAGTCTAATTGATTTATATTAATTGGAAAAGCATCAATTAATTGAACTTGGTAGGTTAAAGTATTTGTAACATCATATTGACTAATAATGATATCAGTTACATAGTTTGCTTTATATTGAAAATTATAGGTGGAAGATGGATTGATTACTTCCATCCAAGCTTCAAATAAAATCTTCTCTGACATATCATCAGAAACAATAAAGGTTAAATTCATTTCATTGTAGTGGGTTTGGTATGGAACCTTTTGTGTAGGTGCAGAACCAAACTTTCGTTCTATTGTGCCGAAGTTTCTACCTGGCAAATCAGCATTTTCGCAACGATAAACCAAATTTCTGGCCGTTGAGATATAAGGCAAGAGTACAATTGGAATGTTAATTTGCACATCAAACCTATTGGGTCGTGCTAAATCCGTCTTAAATGTTGATTTAAAATCGTTAATGGAACCTGCCATTTAGTTTTTCCTTATTTCTTGTAATGAATCTTGCCACACCTCGTTTACCGAAGCCTTTCTGAACTGCTGAATTGGCAAGAATGCCGCAATATCCCACTCATTTGGTTGAACGGCAAGTATTTGTGACTGTGTGTAGTTAAACAAATACTTTTTAAGACATGGTTTGAACTCTTTAAACCGCCTGGAGGCGTTCAAAATATCATAGGTCACAGTCATGCGCTGTACATCATTATTGCCGTCAAGGATGGCGTATTCCATCATTTTATCCAAAAGGTCTAAACGATGCCTAAGTGGTAAATAATGCAGGTTTAAGCCAAGAAAACCATCAGTTTTGATGTCTAGTACCAATACCAGAGGGAATCGGTCATAATAAGGTATATCTGCCTTGGTCTTAGGATCATAATAAAAGTAGTATAACCCACCCACTTGAAACCTATTTCGTTTTCTAAAATCTTCTTTACCAATGGTTGATGCAATTCCCGTCACATTCCTTAAATCGGATATCTTCTTGGTCAACCATGTAATAGCTTCACGACCCATCGTTTGAAGTTGGGCTGCGGTTTTCTGTTGTGCTAATTGAGAGAGTTTAGATGCCATGATGATTATTTATATCAAAGTCCTAGATGGTCTTCCGTGATAATTTGGAATTCCCAACCACGATCCAAACAGAATTCGGTAGCATACTTCCATTTAGCCTGATTGACACCATAGGTGGTAACTTCATTAATGTACTGTTTTGTTATTCTTTTTCGTGGGGCTGGTTCCATTGTCTGTCTTTTGGGTTTAACTTCCAACATCAGAGTTTTTAATTTACCATCACGACTTTTGACTTTAACAATAAAATCAGGAAAGTATCGGTGCCAGCGTGAATCCACAGGTGATATATAAGGTACAGTCAATTCTTCTGAAGCCCAAGAGATAATATTGGGGTTTTTGTCGAGCCAATCCATTACCTTTGCCTCCCATGAGGATCGATAGATAATGTTTTTGTGGTCTCCAATGTACTTCTGAGGATTCTTAGGAGTAAATTTTCCTGAATAAGCCATAATATTGTTCCGGATGTTCTATAAATAGTATGTATATCTTTTCTGGAAATCAAAATGGCCATCGTTAGCGTCCTTCCACTATCCTTAGGTGGAGTTCAAGTACCAACAAATCTACTTGGGGCTCTGTTTTCAAACCCAACCGATTCAAAAAACCTCTTATACCCAATAGATTTGGCCACCAATCCAACCTATTGTCATGCAGTACAATTTTCTATTTTTGATTATACAACGGGTATATCAAAAAATGTAGACAATATGGTGACACAAGTTAAAAATTTAGCCACAAATTTGGCCAATCCCACAGAAAGCAATTTGGCCAAATTTACCACAACAGTAGGAACATCAGGTGTTTCACCAATAGATGCAGGCATATCAATGGTGGAATCTTTTGCAACCGTACTACAAGCATCTTCATATAAAATGGTTAAACAAGGAGCACCATTAGCAACAATTTCCCTGTTTATGCCAGATACTTTAAATACAACCTTTGATTCAAATTGGTCATCAATTAGTATGACAGATACATTAGGTATTGCTGGATATTTTGGTAATGCATATGCAGATACAAAATTTAAACGACATTCGGCCGGAGATATTGCGGCTCAAACATATAAAAATGGTTATGCAACGCAATTGGGAATTGAGGCTGCTGGCATTGCAGGTAAAATAGCAGGTATTAATAGTTCTGGTCTTACAAGTGCTCTTGGTACTGCATTAAAACAAGTTCCCAATCCACAAATGCAATTAATTTATAAAGGTATTCAATTAAGAGAGTTTCAATTGGATTTTCTTTTTACTCCAGTTTCAGCACAAGAAGCAGATAGTGTTGAAAAAATTATAAATTCGTTTATTTACTATTCCGTACCAGATTATACAGGCGGACCTAGTGGTCAATTTCTCACTCCACCTCAGATATTTAACATTAAATTTGCATTTACTGGAGCTTCAGGTGTTTTGAGTTCAATTGAAAATGTTTTAACTAGTACACTTACCAATGTATTGGGTTCACAATTAACTGGTGCTGTATTTGGTGGCAATCCAACTGCAAAAATTACAGCAGCCAAAAAAGCAAAAGTTTTTGAATTTGGTGATTGTGTATTAAAAAATGTTATTGTTGATTATGCACCGAATGGTTGGGCATCATATAATGATGGTAATCCAATTCAATCTAGAATGACATTACAATTCCAAGAAATGGATATTGTAACTAAATCTTCTTTAGATTATCAGCAACGTGGATTTGGAAAATCTACAGGTGGTACAGCATTAAAATATGGAACAAACATAAATTCCGAACAGACGGCAATGTTAGCTGCTCAAGACCAAGGATTACAATGAAATATTTTAATACACTACCTTTAATTTACCAATCGGATTTTAATGGAAATTATTTAACTGTTAATAATATAATTTCCAGAGCATATCTATTACCGTCTTTGGCCAAAAATATCAATCTTACTTATGAATATGATATTAAAGAAATAGACACACCAGAGAATATTGCATATCGTTACTATAATGATGTAAATCGGTACTGGATTGTTTTATATGCTAATGGTATTATGGATCCACAATCCGAATGGCCATTGACAAACCAACAGTTTGACCTTTATATGGTAAAAAAATATTCTGAGGCTGCTGGTTCTACTACTCCTGGTGTGGTAACCGCATACACATTAGGTACAATACATCACTATGAACAAACGGTTGTTACATCAGATTCTAGTAATCTACAAGAACAAACAATAACCATTCAAATTGATAAAAATACCTATGATAGTGGAATAAACTCCACAGTTAATGCAACATTTTCGAATAGTGGAATTGTTGTAACAAAAACAACTTCCTATAATGCCATTTCCATATTTGATTATGAAAATACTGCAAATGAAGTTAAACGAAAAATAAGTATAATCAAAGATAGTTTTGTAAATGAAATCGAACTGCAATTGAAATCACTAATGAGTTCTTAATATGGCATCAAACAATTCAGCAGCATCAAACGCACAATTAAAATACGCAACAGATTATGATTTAACATCAATTGTCCTATTTACAGCTGCAGCTAATGATTCTATAGAATTAAAAGACAAAATGGTTGAATTAAACTATTTTGAAGATGTTTATAGTCCTTCCATTTCGGGCAAATTGGTCGTTTCGGATGCCATTGGACTTTTAAATTTAGCGTCCATTAATGGTACCGAATTTCTTAAAATAATATTTCAAAAGACAAATGATTCATCTATAACAATTAGTAGAACATTTAGAGTATTTTCAGTTACCGATAAAACTTTAAGTATTAATAACAATTTTGAAAATTATACTATTAATTTTTGTTCGGAAGAATTTTTAATTTCTCAACAATATAGAATATCCAAGTCTTACAAAAATAAAGAAATATCGGATATTATTGCTGATATTTTAAATACCTTTTTAAAAGTTGGCGTATCTGGTTCAAAGAATGTTTATGTTGAATCAACAAGGGGTAAATATGATTTCATTCTACCCAATAAAAAAATATTTGAAACCATAAATTGGTTATCAACATACGCACAACCCACCTCTGGTGGTTCTGGTACAGGTAATGGAACTGGTGCAGATATGTTATTTTATGAGAATGTTCAAGGTTATCATTTCAATTCGTTACAGAGTTTATATAAACAAAATTCTGTTATGAATTTATATTATAATCCAAAAAATATTAGGCCTAACCAAAAATTGATTGATTTGGATTCACAGTTAAGAAATGCAATGAAATTTGAAGTATTGAACTATATTGATACTTTGGGTGCCATTTCAAAAGGCACATTTTCTAATAGATTAATTTCTTTGGATATATTGGCCAAGAAAAAAACGGTAACAGACTATAATTATAATGATTATTTCAAAAATGGTAAATCATTAAATGGTTCTCCGGTTACCAACAATTATAAAAACAGATACGATAAATATCTGTTTGACGCTCCTCCACAGAATATGGAAGCGGGAACCTTGAGAATGGTTACGAGTAATTCAAACCAAAAAGAGTTACCTTATGTTAAACAAAATAGTGATATGATAAATTCTATTGCTAATGATATTTTTGTTGAAAATTATATACCTAATAGAGTAGGTCAAATAGCTCTTGCAAACTATACAAGAATCAAATTAACGATACCTGGCAATTCAGACCTTTGTGTTGGTTTGGCCATCAACTTTATGGCTCTCGGTATTTCAGCAATATCGGATTCAAAATCCAAAAAAGATCCAGACCCTTACTTTTCAGGCAAATACATCATTACTGCCATTAGACATATCATTACAAACATATCATATATAACTGTATTAGAATTAGCCAAAGATAGTAATACACAGAATTACTCTGGTGTTAATAATGCGGATAATAATTGGAAAGCGAAAGTTGCAGGGGGTCAATCGTAATGGATCAAGATAATTTTCTAGGAGCTAAAGCATTTGTGTGGTGGGTAGGAGAAGTTGTAAATATTGCAGACCCCACAGCAATAGGTAGATGTCAAGTGAGAATTTTTGGTCACCATACAGATAATGAATCTTTGTTACCAAACTCTGATTTGCCTTGGGCTCATCCCATGAAATCCATAAACAATTCCACAGCAAATAGTCCTTTAGAAGAAGGAAATTGGGTGGTGGGATTCTTTATGGATGGCCACTCTGGCCAATTTCCAATAATGATGGGTGTTTTACCAGGTTTGAAACAATAGGATAAAAATGGCAACTCTAAGTGATGTAACTGGTTCAGCTGTAACCACAGGAAATTTAATTACACAAACAAAGGATTTAATAAATTCTTCCAATACTTCGGGTAATAAAAATGCAATTTATATTCCGGAATTGAAGGATGATATTTCCAAATTAGAAGCATCTAAAGTTACTACTCCATATTTAATTCCCACAATTCAAGACACCATTGATTCTGCTAATGCAACAATTATTAAAATACAAAAGAATCTTCTTCCACCACCTCCCAATGTTGCAAAGGTAACATCAAAGGGAAAACTAGTAGACCCACCAAAAGATCCCAATGTAAATCAGAATAGTGGTGGTCCAGAAAACCCTTCATTATCTAGAGGTATAGTTGCCAATACAGCCATTGATGTGTCAAACAATAGTTTGGAACACGTTTGTGATTTCATTTCAGAAATGCAAAAGAATATTAACCTTAAAAAATACACCAAAGCACTTGCAAATCAATTAAGGGAAGCAATTCGTTGGGTTATGGTTCAATTGGGACTTACCGATGCAACGGGTCAATATTCTTGGTTAATAGCAGAATTAAAAGCTTTTGCAATAGAAGCAAAACGGATTCAAAAAGAAATTATACAACCTATTATAGATTTTGAAAAATATGTTCTGGCATATATTGCCAAATTAAGAGCGATGGTCCAATGGATTTTAAGTTTGCCGGCTAAACTATTGGCATTATTACAAGATTGTTTAAAGAAGCTTCTATTACTAATTAAAAACATATTTGCAGATGCAATGCAAGGATTTTCAGAAGCAGGTGATCCTAATAGTGCAGATGCATTAATGTCTGCCGCATTAGCAGCTGCTAATGCAGCTTATGATACTGTAAAATTGGCATCAACAGCTGTTGCAGGTGCCGTTGCAATTCCAATTGCTGCAACTGCTGGGTTATTAGTTCCCGTTAGTCAATCCGATTTAACTGCTGCCAATGCAACAATTGCGGCTTATGAACAACCAACAGCAGAACAATCGGCCAATCCAATACCTACACAAAATAAATCGACACCATAATGGCAGACAAATATCAAGCTAACTATGAACAAAATGTTGCGGCATTAAAAGGTTCTCCATCAACAAACTCATGGACTGAACCTCCTTCTCCTGCAAGTGTGGATAATCCACCTGTTTCTCCACTCAACAACATAACACAAACCAGAGGGGGTCATACATTTGAAATGGATGATACTCCAGGTCGTGAGAGAATTAGAACAACACATAGTAAATCCAAAAGTTTTACCGAAATGCATCCTAATGGTGATGAAGTACATAAGGTATATGG